AGTGAAGTATTAATCTATTATTTAATTGTAACTAAAGGTTTCACTTTTGGTATAGAAACAATGTCCCATTTTACTAATATATTTTATTACATACCAATCATATTAATAGTATGTTTAATATTATCTTGGAGTTGTTTTAATCTATTAGGTCAATTAGCACATCTATATAAGAAACATAAAAATAAATTGATATATGGTATTGTATTGTTCGTTTCTATAATGAGTATTTACATTTATCCAGTAAGAGAGTGGTTGTTAATAACATTGATTGTATTAAGTATAATAGGTTATTATTTAAAGAGAGTAGATACTTTTCCAATACTATATGGATTTTTCTTAACAGATTTGTTTTGGGATAACTTAATGAGAGTAATGATAATATACGGATGAAAAATTTAATACTAGGATATCCAAGAGGTCGGCACAGATTTCAATGCCTTGAAACAGCATTGGATAGTTGTGATATAGTTACTGAAAATTTTGATAAGATAAAAGGACCATACGATAGAATTTTTACAATATCAGAAAGTTTATTACCTATACAAGCTAAGTTAGAGAAACAATGGGGATTAAAAAATGTATCAGAAAGAGCTGCAGATATATTATCTGATAAAAAGAAATTTGATGATTTATGTATTAGTATAGGCCTTCAAAGTTTAATACCTCATAATGTCATACCTACAAAACCAGATCATTTAGATTATTGGAAAGATAAACCTTTTATAGTAAAACCTGTTATTGGTTCAGGTAGTAAACCTGGAGGTTTAAACTATCTTTCTTTTAAAAATAAGAAAGAGTTTTTATCATATTGTTTAAACAATAAAATATTTGATTTTTTTACTAACAATGAAAAGGGTTGGGAAGATCCACAATTTAACAATCGTATTAATTATTATATAATACAAGATCAACTTCCAAATACTGCTAAAATTTGGGCTCCATATTGTTATGTAAATAATAGTGGAGTTATAAAAGATTTATTATGGGTAAGAGGTAAAGTTTGGTATAATCAAATAGACAAATATAGATATGAAACTAAAGCAGCTGAGTGGATGAGTTTTGATGAGAAAGATGTACCAGACGATATAAAATTATATTCTGATCGTTTTTATAATAAAGTAATTAATAATCTACAATTAAGAAATATGTTTTTTTCTGGACCTGATTTTTATAAATGGGAAGATAATATTAAGATGATAGATTGCAATCCAAGAATTGGTCAAGGTCTACAACAAATGGATGATGTACATAACAATACAATAGTTTCAAAAATTATAAATGATAAACCATATTCTTTTGACAAACAAATGCTATGGAAAATTTCTAAATTAAAACCAGGTAAGATAAAATCTGTAAAAGATGTATCTCACTTAAAGAAATATTGGGTTAAAACTAATAATGATAGATTAAGACCTGGAGAAACAATACTAGAATATACTCAAATTACTTCCGAAAGAGTTCCTAGAATAGCTTTTTTAATAACTGGTACTAACGAATCCGATATGTATAAAACATATCAGACCGTTAATGACCAACTTCAAAGTTGTATTGAATATTATTAATTAGTGTTTAGTTCAATAGCAGAGTTCACTTTATTAACTAGTGAATCTTTATTACCATTATCTAAAACATAAGTGACCGTTCCTGCAAATGCAGTTTGCCACGCTTCAGTAGTTATTAAATCTTTAACAACTTTTCTGAAATTTTCAATTGTTCCATTTTCAGCATTAACTGATAATAGTACATCAACAAAAGCAAAATCTAAATCGCCATTAGCACTAAAAGCAATACAATTTCCGTCTGCCTCTACTTTAGATTGTTTAGTTTGAATTGTAAAAATTGTATCAGCGTCTTTACCTAGATAACCTCTAACCGTATCTCCACTTCCACCGTAAGGTACGATTTCAAATGTAGTGTTGTTTGCTTTACCTAGATTTTCAATAAACTTACTAACAGCAGGAGAATCTCCCCAGGTTGCTATTTTAATAGTCTTACCACTCATATCAGATAATGAATTGAAAGTACGACTACAAAGTATAGTTTCGTATGCTTGAACAGCAACGATTGTACTTGCGTCTATTGTTACCGATGGCATTGATTCATCACCAGGCCATTCTGTACTCCACATAGTCAAAACATTGCCTTTATCAAAGTGTGTTTTTGCTATAATGGGATTGTTTGCTTGTATAAATTTATGATTGTTTAGTTTGTCGCCAATCATAGTTAAAACTTGATGAAATGCGCCAGAATCACTTCCTGCATTTACTATTGTTGCTGATCCTCCAGCGATTGCTGTATGAGACCATAATAACATCAATATTGTGATTAAATATTTCTTCATATTTCCTCTTTAATTAATTAATTGTATATATCAAATATAACATAATTTGACAAAAAAGTCAATGCTGATTTATGTTATATCTCTTATTTATTTCGTATAAATATACCTATATATTATAACAAAGGAGTATATAATGGCTATATTAATAGACGGAAAGACATATGACGAAACATCTTTTAGCATAGAGTTACGAAACAAAATCGTAGCTAGGCAAGAGATTGAAGCGTCAAAAGTAAGACACAATGTAGAATTGGAAAAAATTGGAGTATTGACTGAATTTTATAATAAGAAAATACTAGAATTAATGGAAAAAGAGAAAGTTCAACCAATAAAAGACGCAAATGGCAGCAATAGCTAATTTAATAATAGATCAAGGTGCTAATTTTAGTTCGGATGTAACCGTAAAAGACGCAAACGGAAACGCATTTGACTTAACTGGCTATACGACACAAGCCAAAATGGCAAAAGGTTATGCGTCAACAAGAACAAGAACATCTATGACTTCGGTTATTGCTACAGACGCTACTTCAGGAGTAGTTGCTTTGTCAATGACGGCAACTCAAACAGCAGCTTTAGACGCAGAAAGATATGTCTATGATGTAGAGATTACAAAGACTGATACTGGTACGGTAACTAGAGTAATTGAGGGTTTAATTACCGTAAGACCCAATGTAACTACATAATAAAAGTATTATAAATATAACAAAAGAGAGAGGTTTATGGCAAGTATTACAGCGAAAATTAATGCTTCTACTGGAAGCGGACCCAAAAAAGTTTCAGTAACCCTGCCATCAGGTACTTCACTACAAAACAATTCTCTCTCATTAAAATTATTAGGTGATGTTGATGTTACTTCTTTAGATGATGGTGCATTATTACAATACAGAGCTAGTGATGGTAAGTTCGTAAGTAGAAACGAAATTGTTACCACTACTGGAACTTTAACATTTAACGGCGGATCATTTTAGAGAGTAATATATGGCAACGGTAATACAGATAAAAAGAAGTTCAGCAACTTCAGCACCAGGAACACTTAAACTTGGTGAATTAGCATACACATATGGAACAGGCGCACAAAATAACCTAGGAGATAGAATCTTTATAGGGGAAGGTGGCGTTGACGGTAACGGTGACGCAAATAATGTATCAGTAATTGGAGGTCAATATTTTACAGATATGTTAGACCACGTGAATGGTACTCTAACAGGAAATTCAGCGATCATAGCAGACGCTAACTTAGCAGTAGATACTTTGAATGTAGGTAATTCACTTACAACAGGTGGCGAAATTAGATTTAACGAAGGTACTAATAACGGTACTAACTTCATAGGAATTAAATCTCCTAATGCAGTAACAGCTTCTCAAACTTTTGTTTTACCTGACGGCGACGGTACTGCTGGTCAGTTCTTAAAAACTGACGGATCAGGAAATTTAGATTTCACAACCGTTAATCAATTTATTAATTTAGCAGGTGATACAGGTACAGATACTTACAATACTTCAGAAACATTAAACTTTTTAGGTACTGGTGGTATGACACAAACGGTTACTGATAATACGGTAACGGTAACTGCTACAGCATTAACAAATGCTAACTTATCTGGTACTGCCGCTATTTCAAATGCTAATTTAGCAAATCCTCAAACAACAATAGGTAGTTCAGTATTAACTTTAGGTTCTACTGAAACTGATATTGCAGGATTAACTTCTTTAGTAGTAGATGATATTACAATTAACGGTCAATCAGTTACTACAACAGCAAGTAATAAAGATATTAATTTATCGCCACACGGAACAGGAACGGTAGTTGTACCAAGTGGTTATGAAGATAGAGCAGGATTTACAGACAATTCACTTGCAAACAAAATGTATGTTGACCAAGTTGCTCAAGGTTTAGATACTAAACCTTCTTGTAAACTTGCAACAACAGCTAACTTATCAGCAACTTATTCAAATGGTTCTGCTGGTGTTGGTGCAACACTAACTAATTCAGGTACTCAAGCAGTATTAGTTTTAGATACTCAAGCTGCAAATCTTAATGATAGAATTTTAGTTAAAGATCAAACAACTCGTACACAAAACGGTATTTACTCGGTTACAAATGTAGGTTCAGGATCAACAAATTGGGTGTTAACAAGATCAACTCCAGAAGATCAACCTGCTGAATTATCAGGTGGTTCTTTTGTATTCGTTGAAGAAGGTGCTTTAAATGCTAACAATGGTTATACATTTACACACACAGGTGCTCCTACTTTTGGAACAACTAATTTAGATGTATCTCAATTTTCTGGTGCAGGTCAAATTACTGCTGGTGCTGCTATGTCAAAAGACGGTAACCAATTAGATGTTGAAGTTGACAATTCTTCAATTGAAGTTAATACAGACGCATTAAGAGTTAAGGCATTAGGAATTACAAACGCTATGTTAGGTGGTTCAATTGAAACAACTAAACTTGCAAATCCATTTATTACTTTAACAGATGAATCTTCTACAACAGGAAGAGTTTATTTAGAAGAAAATTTAGAATTTTTAGCAGGAGAAGGAGTTAACACTATTGTTGATAACAACACAATTAGAATTGAAGGTGAAAACGCTTCAAACTCAAACAAAGGTGTTGCTAAATTTCATTCTGATAATTTCACGGTAACCTCTGGTGATGTTGAAATATCTACGGTTGATGGTGGTACTTTCTAATGAATATATTTCAAAAAATTAAATGGTTTTTTGTTTCAGGTGCTCCTTCTATAAAAAAACCTAAAATATCATTAAAAGAATTAAAAAATAAAACTAAAAAACAATTAGAAAAAATTGGTAGAAAATTAGGAGTAGAGTTAGATAGAAGATTATCTAAATCTAAACTTATAAAAAAAATACAGAAATTAAATAAATAATGTCAACGGTAATTAAACCAAAAAGATCAGAAACACCAAATCAAATTCCAGGTGCAGCTGCTTTAGCAGTACACGAATTGGCTATGAATGTTACCGATGGTAAACTTTATACTAAAACATCTGGTAATGTTGTTAAAGAAGTTGGTGGTGCAGGTGCTGTATCTTTACAAACGGTTACAGACGGTGGTGCCGTAACTGATAATGATATTACTTTAAACGGTTCAAATTTAATTTTTGAAGGTTATCAGGAGAACGCATACGAAACAACTATAACGGTTGCAGAACCTACAGGAGATAGAACAATAACTTTTCCAGACGCAGATGGTGATGTAGCAATGTTAGGAGATTCATTAGCGTTTTCAATAGTATTCGGTAGTTAATTATGGCAAGTACATTTAAAAATGCAGGAATAACGGTTCCAGTAGTGGATGACGCTACAGGAAATTTATATACTACTGGTGCAAGTGAACAGGCAGTAATTCACGCTTTATATATTTCAAATAAGAGTACAAGTGCTAGTGCAACCGTAAATGTTAAAGTTACAACTGATGGTGGTTCTACTTTTTATCATATCGGTAGAAGTTTAGAAGTTCCGCCAAACAATACATTAACTTTAGACAAACCAGTTAATTTAGAGAACAACGATATTATTAGAGTTGTCGCTGACGCTAATCCTGATTCGTCTTCAGTTGATTGTGAGGCATATGCAAGTATCCTTGCATTAACATAATAATATAAATATAGGGAAAATATGGCATATCTAGTAAATCATACACCTGCTGCTTCAGTAATACAGAAATCTTTTAATGGTATAAGAAGAACAAAAGATGGTATGTTATATCTAACTTCAGTAAATCCTAACAAGGGTAATGAAACAATTGAAGTATCAAAATATTACGAAGATGGTAAGTCAGATTTTGTCGCAAGAGCAGAAACAGATTATGTTGATGAAAGATTAGAGATGTTTGATGTTAGTTATTTTACAACTGACGGTTCAGCATATCAATTTACAATAGGAACACCAGTATTAAACGAGTCAAGGATTGCAGTATTTTTAGATGGAGTTCAACAAGTTCCATTTTCAGACTTTGTTTTAGTCAATAATACCGTAGTTACATTTACACTAATACCAAAGACTGGATTGAGTATTGTAGTAGGTCAAGTTAAGAAACGATACTTTAATAATGATAGTGATAAATTTCAACAAATTAACTTTTCAGTAAATCCTACCACAACTTTTCTTATAAATAGTTCTAGTGGTGATTTAGTAAAAAGATCAAATGCAGGAGTAGTAAGATCCGCTGAAGGTTCAGACGATTTTGATACTTTTGAAGACACAACGGCAAGTTCAGGTACGACAACTTACCAAAGTGCTGTATAACAAAATGGGAAACTAAAGAGAGAAATTAAATGGCAGATTTTAAACTAGGTAGACTTAAATTTAAATGGAGAGGTGATTGGGCAACTAGTACAGGCTATGTTATAGATGACATAGTTAAGTACGGTGGTAATTCGTATGTTTGTATAGCAAACCATACATCACCAAACGCAACAGATTTATTTTATTCACAACCTACAACTTACACAACTAATTGGCAATTACACGGAGAATCATTTTACTTCAAAGGTGCCTACGCAAATTCAACTTGGTATAAATTAAACGACCTAGTATCTTACGGTGGTAAACAATACCGAGTTACAACTGCTCATACTTCTTCAAGTGCAGTTTTAGATAGTTCTAAATTTGAACAATATTCAGACGGTATCACTTTTAGAGGTGATTACGCTTCTTCAACTCAATACAGATTAAACGATTTAGTTAAGTATGGGGGAAGAACATACAGAGTCATAACTGAACACACATCAGCTTCAGGTGGCGATATTAATATAGTATTAGGAAACTTTTCACTTTATAGTGAAGGTTTAGCATTTAGAGGTGATTGGGCTGCGACAACATATTACAGATTAGATGATGTTGTTAAATTTGGTTCATATCAATATAGATGTACAACTGCTCACCAATCAGGTGCAACTGCTGATGATTTTGCTCAGGCAAATTTCTCAATTTATTCAGAAGGTTTACAATTTGAAGATTCATACAACGCAAGTACGGTTTACTCTAAAGGAGATGTCGTAACTTATGGTGGATATTCTTATGTGTTTATCGCTGCTGAAGAAGCTTCAGGACAAACTCCTGCTGACAATGCTACTTGGGATGTAGTAACTACTGGTTTCAATGCAACTGGTGTTTACTCTCACGGAACAGCATACAAAACTGGAGACACGGTTCAGTACGGTGGTAATTCATATGTTTCTATTTTATCTTCAACAAATGAATATCCTGCTCAGGCTACTGGTGCAGTTAACTCAACTTACTGGAAAGTAGTTGTAGAAGGATTTAAATGGAGAGGTACTTATGACGCCGCTACAACTTATAATATTGGCGATGTTGTTAGATATTCTTCAAACTCATATGTACAATTAAAAGATCAACAAGTAAATGTTCAACCTGGTTCAGACGCAACCGTTTGGACAATTCTTGCTCAAGGAGATACTGCTGCTGTATTAACTACTCGTGGAGATATTCTTTACGAAAGTTCTGGTGGTGTTGCAAGATTACCATTAGGAATGCCTGGTGGTGTTTTAACTAACGATGGTTTAGATATTAAATGGAGTGGAGTTTCAGGTAAAAATATTTTATGGGTTTCACCAAGTGGTTCAAATAGTAACCCAGGTTCAGAATCATTACCTTACAAAACGGTTCAATACGCTGCTACTAAAGCAAAAGTAGATTCAGTAAGAGAAATAGAAAATGTATCTGGTGGTACTGGTGGTACTGCTAATGTTTATAATGATGTTAAGGCAATTGCATACAAAGAATTAACGGTATCAGCAGTTCCTACTACAACATCATTTGAAGTTCAATTAGGAACATCAACTTATACACACACTTATGTTAGTGGTGGTGAAGTTAAAAAATCAGATAACTCAAATTTAACGGTTACAAACGGACCTTACAATCATACAACTGGTGTAGTTACAATCACAACTTCAGGTGTTCACGGTTTATCAATTAATGATAAAGTAAGAGTAAGAGATTTAGATTACACTTGTGCTCTTGGTGCAAAAACTTATCCTGCTGTTGGTAAAGACTCTTTCTTTAGAGTAGATACAAATAGTGGTCTTGTTAATGTAGAAATACAAAATGGTACAAGCGATCACAATGTTGGAGACAAATTATATATTGATGGATCATTGATCGGTAATGCTACCGTTCCTATAACTATGGATGTTAAATCTGTTGCTGGAGATATTTTAAGAGTTAAAAACGGAACTTACAAAGAAACTTTACCTTTAAGAATTAGAGCAGGTATTTCTGTAATGGGAGAAACTTTAAGAAATACAAGGGTTACTCCTGCTGCTGGTTCAGGTACACAAATTAAAACTATGAAGATGGTTAACAATCCATCTTCAGGTAAAACAAATGGAGAGTACAAATATCTTCACCCTAGTAAAATTGAAAAATCTTATACCGTTGTATCAACTCCAGACTCAACTTCATTTACAATTAATGTAGGCACAGATTCCAGAGTACACACTTATAAAAGAGGTGGATTAATTACAAACGCTGCTTTTGGTGAATTAATAGTAGCTAACGCTCCTTACGATAATGCGACAGGTGTTATAACAATCACAACTACTGGTTCTCACGGATTATCTGTTAGTGATGTTATTAAACTATCAGGTTTACAATATAGTTGTATAGAAGGAGAAAAAACATATCCAAAAGTTGGATTAGGTGCAGTATTCAATGTAACCGTTCAAGGTAATAAAGCAGTTGAAATTAATACATATCACGGTGGTTCAGGATTCCACGTTGGTGATGTTATCACTTTAGCGTCAGGAGATACAGGCGGAAGTGGTGATATTACTTTAGAAGTTGGTTCATTAGAAGATAATGACGCTTCAAATATGTTCCTATGTAATGACGCAAACAATATTAGAAACTTTACATACACAGGTTTAACTGGCAAGAAAAAGGCTGGTGGTTTATACCAGGTAACGGTAACAAGTGGAACATCATTTACGGTTCCAACAGCAACCCACGAGCTAGCACACAATTATGTTAGTGGTGGTAATGTTATTGCTGAAGGTTCAGAAGCATCCGATATTACGGTTGCTAATTACGCATATGCTCACGCAGCTGGAGAAATAACGGTTAATACAAACTCAGCACACGGATTAACAACAGGTGATTGGGTAACTCTTGGAAAAGCAAAATTCATTATTACAGACGCAGGCGAAAGAGTATTACCTAAAGGTTTGATAATGGCTGCAGTTATGTCATTAGACCCAGCAGGAAATATTAAATTACAATCTCCATACATACAAAACTGCACATCAATAAATGCTGGTGCTTGTGGTATGCAAGTAGATGGTAATTTACACAAAAACACTCACACATCATCTTACAAATCAATGTTAGGTAATGACTTTACTCAAATCAATAGTGATGGTATGGGTATTCACATCCTAGGAAAAGGAAGAGTTGAAGCAGTATCAGTATTCGTTTATTATTGTGAGAAGGCTATTTACGCTGAATCAGGTGGATTTATTAGAGGTCTAAACTGCTCACACGCATACGGAGAACAGGCTTGTGTTGCAGAAGGTACAGATGAAGATGAAGTTCCAGTAAACTTACAAACTAGAGGTTTAATGTTGAAATACAATGCTGCTGGTTTTGTTGGTGGTGCTACGGTTGCAGATATTGAAAATATGATTACAACGCAAGGACAAGGTACTGCTGTAATTCAAGGTGCTACTTCAGGTGCAACTGCTAAAATATTCAGATTTAATACTTCATTAACATATTTACATATAGAAAATGTAAGTGGTAACTTCGTAAACGGAGAAGTATGTACAATTGAAAAAGAAGATTCATCTACATTCCAAGTTTCTTTGGACGGAAGTTTCGGTTCACCTGCTCAACAAGGTCAAAGAGGACCATTACTTGCAGTTAAATCAGGAACAACAACTTTAAACGCAACTGGTATAATTAAACTTGCTTCAAATGTTAAATTTGCAGGCGATACAAAATATTATAGAGTTGGGTTAGTATCTGAAGAAGATACAACAACTGGAACAGCAGTAGTCAGATTAACGGAAGATATAGGAACTAGTAAGGCAAAAATTGATAGTATAGTAACTGAAGTATCTAGTAATTTCTCAAACATTCGTTTAACAGGCCACGATTTCTTAAATATCGGTACTGGTGATTTCATAACTACAAATTATCCAGGAATACCTACTCAAAATCCAGACCAAGATGATGAAATTATTGAAACCGATGGTGGTAGAATCTATTGGGTATCTACTGACCAACAAGGTGACTTTAGAGTTGGAGATTTATTCAAAATTGAACAGGCAACTGGTACTGCTACTCTTAACGCAGACGCCTTTAACCTTTCAGGATTAAGTGAATTAAAACTTGGATCTATCGGTGCAGAATTAGGTGCCGCTATTAACGAATTTAGTACAGACGAAACTTTAGCAGGTAACTCAAACAATGCAGTACCTACTGAAAACGCTATATTAGGATATATGACAAGAGATAATGCAGGCGTTGGCGCTTGGGTTCCACCAACAGGAACAACATCTCAAAGACCTATCGGTGGTGCTTTATACGCTGGTGCTATAAGATACAATACATCTCTAGTTGCTTGGGAAGGTTATAACGGATCTTCTTGGACAGGTTTAGGTGGTGGTACACCATATGTAACTATTGTTGCTGATGGTTCAACGGTAACTCTTGCTGAAAGTAATCAAAGATTTTTAGTTAATACTGCTGCCGCTGAATGTACGATACAATTACCTGCTTCACCATTAACTGGAGACGCAGTTACATTTTTAGATTTAAACGGAACATTTGCGGTTAATAAATTAACGGTTGATAGAAATGGTAATGAAATTATGAATCTTGCTGAAGATATGATCGCAGAAACTAATCACGCAGGCTTTACACTAGTATATACTGGTGCAAGTAATGGTTGGAAATTACTAGAGGTTGCTTAATAGGATATAAATAAAGATATGAGCTCATTAACACAATTTACGGTAACAGGAAAAGAAAAAGATGATTTCTACGGATTTCATATTGCTGCTACTACTAATCAAACAATAAGAAAAGTTATAACTAAACTTATAACTGGTGTAAACACAAATCATAGTGTCTATGAATACGCATTAGGTACTCCTTATGACGCTACTAGTGCTACATTTACAACTACAACATCTTTAGTTAGAAACAATGCTGAAACTTCTACTCAATCAGGAAAATCAGATATTCACGGTGTTTGTTGGAATAACAATGGTACAAAATTTTATGCTGTTGATAAGTTTCACGCAAGAATTATACAATACGCTTTAACAAGTGCTTATGATGTAACTACTTTAACTTATGAAAAAGAAGTAAGTATTTCTGCTGAAGGCCAAAGTCCTGTTGCAATGACTTTTAACAATGACGGTACTAAAATGTTCGTTATTGAAAATGGTGGATCAACTGCTGAAGCTTCACCTCAAATTACTGCTGGTAATATTAATGAATATACTCTTTCAAGTGCTTATGATGTAACTAGTAGAACATACTCACAAAGATTATCTGTTGCAACACAAGACGCTAATATGTTAGATTTAAAATTTAACAAAGTTGCTAGAGGTGCTGTAAACCCTGGAGAATTATTATTTGTAGTTGGAGATGATGGCAATGATATTAATGAATATCTATTAACAACTGCTTATGATCTTTCAACTGCTTCATTCGTTGACGCACATTCAGTTGCTACTGAAGAATCAGATCCAAGAGCATTAGAATTTGATGATGATGGAGATAGAGTTTATGTTGTAGGAAAAACTGGTAATGATGTTATGCAATATCCATTAGTAACTGGTTATGACATATCTACTACTCAAGCAGTAACTTCAGCTCATTCTTTAAGAACAAATAATATTGATCCTAGAGGATTTGCTTTCAATAGTAATGGAACAAAGATGTATGTAATTGGTTTTGGTGGAACACTATGCGTTGATGGTGGTGATGACAATTTACCTATTACACATATAACAAGAGTAAGAAACGATATTACATTAAGAGAAGGAAATACATATATTTTTGATGTATCAGACTCAAATCTTGCAGATTCAGACTTTAAATTTTCAACAACTAAAGGTGGAACAAAGTCAGGTGGTGCTGAATATTCAACAAATGTAACTACTTCAGGAACAATAGGTAATGCTGGTGCAACGGTAACGATAGTTGTACCTAAAAAAGGTGTAAGTACGGTAGCTGGAAGTGCTGTATCTGACTTATACTACTACGAAACTAACTTTACTGATACTGGTGGTAAACTATACACTCCAGAATGGAAAGGTGAATTACAAATAACAAAGACCAACGGTGTTGATGACATAGAAACTCGTTTTGAAACTAAAGAACAAGAGGATATCTTCAAAAATAGTTTCTTTATGAGGGCTGGTCTAACTTTTAGTGTTGACAACGGAGACTTAAAAGTAGAATTAAATTAAAAATTTTTTATAGTTGAAGTATAAACGATTATAAATATAAATAGAAATAAGGAAAATTAGAATTATGGCAACAATAAATTTAGGTAGAATTAAACCAGTATTTCAAGGTGCTTATAACGCTTCAACTGCTTATGTTGTTGACGATATAGTAACTTTTGATGGTGAGTCATTTATCTGTATTTTAGCTTCAACTGGTAATGCTACTTCAAATGCAACTTACTGGTCAAAAATCGCTAAAAAAGGTGATGATGTAACACAATTAACAACACACGGAGATATTCTTTTTAGAGATTCTACTGGTGTTCAAAGACTTGCTGCTGGAACAAGTGGGCAAGTATTACAAACTAAAGGTGCTAGTGCTGATCCTATATGGGCAGACGCAACTGGTATTCAATGGTCTACAAAAAATGCTAATTTCACTGCTGTTTCAGGTGGTGCTTACATCGCTAACACAGGAGATATTGGGGCATTTACAATGACTTTACCTGCTAACCCTAGTGATAACGATTATGTAATCGTTGCTGACGGTTTCGGTAAATGGGATGTTGCTAATTTAACAATTGCGAGAAACGGAAATAACATCGCTGGAGAGGCTTCCGATCTAATCGGTGACGCTAAATATGCAAGTGTAAGACTTGTATTCAAAACTACTCCAGATGTAACATCTTCTTTCACAGGTTGGGTAATAACATAATGAAAAAAGATATAAATATAAATATTACAAAGAAAAATTTAGGAGATCAATTCAATGGCTAGTTTATCAAATTTATTGGGCGGAAGTGGCGGAACAATAGACCACAGAAAAGAAGGACTTCCATTATTCGGTATATGGGGAGACAACGGCGACCAAAACCACAATGTTAATTACCGAATATATGACTCAGGTTTCAACAATGTAGGGTCACCTTGGGCTGCAGTATGTAACTCAACAACTAACTATCGTTTTGGTATGTTAGCAGACGCTTCACACTCATATGGATACAATGACCACGGTACAGATGTATCGCATTGTAACTTCACATCACAAGACTATACGACTTGGACTTGTTATAACAAATCACTTTACCAATGTGACCAATATCCTTGGGCACAATATTACACATCTTCTAAAGATGGTTTTATATCTTGGCACTCATATCACCAAATTAGTTCTTCTTTTGAATGGACTTCTGCTTGGAGTAAATTAAATCACGTGCTTCCTGAAGGTATCAGACCAAGAAGATTGTTTACAAATAGAAGACAAACAATGAGAGAATTAACACCTGGTCAGGCTGCAGGTAATGGTCAAAAAGATTATTACGATTATTCTACTCATATGCTTAATACAGACCAAACATACGCAACTGGTACTGGTTACAATGAGAAAAACAAAATGCTTGTTATGGTTCACTCTGGTGATGAAGGTGGAAATACTTCAAAAACTATTCACATTTTCAAATCAAGTAAATGTTTAAATCAAGTAGATAAAATTTCAGAATACTTTGCTGCTTTAACATCTACTGAATACTTTACTGACACTTGGACAATCAATAACAACAAAAATATTTGTGTTGCTGTTGGTAATAACGAGTGGGTTGGTTTCGGATACAAAAACGGTAACTCAATGAAATACGCTGCTTACAATTGTAAGAACGGAACATCATTAGGAACTACTGCTGCTGCTAGAGTTTATATTGGTTGGCAAGATTTTGCTGGATCAACTACAACATCTTATAGTGCTGAAAACTCTAACTACCTATATACTAAATTCAATCATACTTGGGATGGTACTTGGGGAATGATTTACGGTGCTTACTACTACTACGGAGTTGGTATCAATGCTTTCTGTATGAGTTTAGAAAATCCTAGAAAGTTTATAAGTATTAACCAGACTAAATCTAGTCGTGCTAATCCTTATTTGGCTTGGGGCAGAACTGGATTCCACGGTGGCTATTCTGATAACACAGATGGTGAATCTTGGAGAACATATTGTTGGTCATTTGATCCTAAAGACTCAGATCACACGGTAGATACTAGAGTTTATTACGGAAATGATAACTCTAATACTACTAATCCTGATGGAAACGGTGCTTCTACATCAACAACGATTACAAACAAAACTGGTAATCACGGTTTAGGTTCTTATTACAACTACCTACACGGTGGATATCAATCTACGGTTTATCCTCTAATGACACAAATTGATTGGTGGGGTAACTATGGTAATGGTGATAGTAGATACGGTGGAAAACACGGCGAATAATATTAACAATAGAAGGAATATAAAAAATGGATTATTACTTTAGAAAAACAACTGGTGAACCTTTTACTGGAAATGCTGTAGCAGGTGATGACGCAGTTGCAAAAGGCCAGGCAGTTAAAAAAACTGGAATTACAGACGGAATTGAGTCTTGGAGATTATCTTTAGACGGTTCAGGTAATGTAGTTATTTTTGCTGAAGGCAAGAATGAGGCAGACGCTCAAACTCAAAAAGAAGAAGAAAGAGTTGCTCAAACTGCTGCTGATAAGAAAATAGAAGAAGACTTTTTAGCAACTTTATCTAGTTAATTCTTAACTTAACATCGCTGGTTTTATATTATGTACGACATTAAAGAGCTCACAAAAGAGATTCATCAAAACGCTGAACGACAAGAGTTTGTAAAAACTCTAATGAGTGGTACGATTCGTCCTGAATTGTACGCTATCTATTTGTATAATCAGTTACAATGTTATTCTGTACTAGAGAAGTATGGAATGCACAATGACTTGTTTAGACAGACACCTGGTCTACAAAGAGCAGAAAACATACATAGAGATTACAAAAAATTGTGGCCTGATCTATCAAACCCACCTCGTATAACTGATAGTACAAAAAAATACATAGAACATATAGAAACTATACAAGACGATCCAGAAAAATTATACGGACACATTTATGTTAGACATTTAGGTGATCTATCTGGTGGTCAAATGATTTCTAAAAAAGTACCTGTCAAAGCTTATTATGATTTTCAAGGCAAAGGACAAGAGTATAAAAGAATTGTAAAAGAAATCATAAACGAATATTTAAACACATACCAAATTAATGTTATGGCTGAAGTAGAGTATGCTTTTAAATCAGCTACAAATTTATTTATTGAGATGAATGAAATCGGTAAACCTCTAGTGTTGACAGATGAAGTTTATAATGAAGACAATAGAGATACAGAAAAAGATCCTTTCAAAGGAACAAGTATTGAAGGCAAAGACTAATGATTTGGGATAGATTAGTTAAATTAGAAAAAGAAATTATTGAAATATTTGATAAACACTTGGTTGAATATAATGAACCAGGTATGGATAGATTTAATCAACCAGGTTGGGTAAATCGTACTTGGTCTAATATGAGTATTAGACGAGCACACATTGATGTTGTGGATGCCAGAGAAACTAAAGGTCTTTGGATGGCACACATATGTTTATTTCCAATGTTAGAAAATGGAGGACCTATTTACGGTTTTGATATTATTGCAGGTAAGAAAAAAGTTACAGGCGCATTCCACGACTTTAGTCCACTATTATTAAAAGAACATCCCTTAACAAAATATTTTATAGAAGAAAATAAATGGTTTAAACCAAGTAAAGAGAGAGAACTACCAGATTGGGCAAAGGCAATATTCAGTAAAGGTATGATCGCCGCTGGGAATATTACGGAAGAGAAAGAGTTAAATCAAATATGTACATTAGCAGTAGCAAATTTAAACGCATATATTGATAAAATAAGTCATTTTAATAGTGATTCTAAAAAAGAAGATGTAATAAGAGCACAAAATTTCTATTGCGAACATCAACAACAGAATCCACATACACCTAGAACAATGAAATCACTAGGTTTACCAGAGGATGATATAAAGTTATTTTGTGCTGATAATCTCTTTCCTACCATTAAATAATTCTTATAAATAGTATAAAAGATAAGGATTTTTATGGCAGTACCATCTACACGAGAAACATTAAAGCAATACGCATTAAGAGCATTGGGTAAACCAGTGATTGAAATTAATGCTGATGACGACCAATTAGAAGATAGAATAGACGAAGCCGTACAATATTTTCAACAATATCATTATGACGGTATTAGAAGAACATATCTAAAATACAAATTAACAGCAGCTGATAAAGCTCGTTTAACTGGTTTAAATGCTTCTAGTGAAACAAAATCAGATTTAAAAGATACTTCAGTTTCAACAACTTGGTATGAAGATAATAATTATCTTGTAGTACCAGAGACCGTTCTTTCTATCATTAATATATTTCCAATTACAAATAAAGGTAATATGAATCTATTTGATGTTAGGTATCAATTAAGATTAAATGACCTGTATGATTTTTCTTCAACATCTATAATTAACTATGATGTTGTATTAAGACATTTAGATTTTTTAGATCATATACTTGTAGGTGAAAAACCTATGAGATTTAATCAACACGACAATAGATTATATATTGATATGGATTGGTCAAATGATTTACAAGAAGATGAGTACCTAGTAATAGAATGTTATAGAAGATTAGATCCAAATACTTATACAGATGTTTTCAATGACATTTATTTAAAAAGATATACTACTGCTCTATTCAAAAAACAATGGGGTGCTAACTTATCTAAATTTAATGGAGTTGCAATGGTTGGTGGCGTAACTTTAAATGGACAACAAATATATTCTGAAGCACTTGCTGATATAGAAAAATTAGAAACAGAAATAAGAACTACTTACGAATTAAACCCAGCCTTTATGATAGGATAATACTATGCCAGTTAATCATTACTTTCAAGGTGGAAACGGCATTGGTAATCAAAACGAGAAAAGACTTTACGAAGACTTAATCGTGGAGGGGCTAAAGATTTACGGCCACGATGTTTATTACCTGCCAAGAACACTAGTCAATAGAGATTTAATTCTAGGAGAAGATACAACTTCTCGTTTTGATGACTCTTGGATGGTAGAGATGTATGTAGAATCAACTGAAGGTTTTGCAGGTCAACAAGAAATAGTTTCAAAATTTGGTTTAGAGATTAGAGAAGACACAACATTTATGGTGTCTAAAAGAGCTTGGGACTATCACGTGGGATTAAAAGATAGTTTAATTGCTACAGGTAGACCAAACGAAGGTGATATAATTTACTATCCTTTGATGAACTCATTTTTTGAGATTCAATTTGTTGAAGATCAGGAACCTTTCTTTGCGTTAGGTCAATTACCAGTTTACAAATTAAGAGTGACTCGTTGGGAGTATTCTTCGGAAGGATTGAATACTGGTTTAGAGGCAATAGATGGTGCTGAAGACAAGTACACATTAAATCAATTAAATTACAAATTTAGTTTAGAGAGTGGTCAAGTTGCTTTAGATGGTGAAGGATCAATACTATTAGAACAAGATTTACCATCAGGAGAGCCTACTTTCTTAATGAACGAAGACTTTACAGCATCCGCATTACAAACTCAATCATCTTATGCTTCTAATACAGATTTGGATACTGAAGCAGGTTTTGATACATCATCAGCGCTAGATGATATATTAGACTTTACAGAAAGAAATCCATTTGGAGATGAGGATAATTAATGTTAGGTAATAGATTTTATAATCAAAGTTTAAGAAAACTTATTATTGCATTTGGACAAGTATTTAATAATGTAGTTATACAAAGAACTAATAGTACAGGTGGTGTAACTGCTAGAATAAAAGTACCTCTTGCATATGCACCTAAAGAAAAATTTATGGTCAGATTAGACCAGCAAGCAAATTTGAATAGTAGAGAATTTGCAACATCATTACCTCGTATGGGTTTTGAAATTACAGGTCTTAATTATGATCCTAGTAGAAAATTAACTCGTGTTCAAAAGTATTCACAAGTTAAAACAGGTGAAGATGGAAAAAAATTAAACTTTAATTATACACCTGTGCCATATAATATTAATTTACAACTATACCTTTTTACAGCAACTGCTGAAGATGGATTACAAATAGTTGAACAAATTTTACCTTACTTTCAACCTGATTACACGGTAACGGTTAATATGGTGCCAGGATTAAATATCAAAAGAGATATACCTATTGTGTTAGGTAATATAAATTATGAGGATAGTTATGACGGAGATTTTACTAGCCGTAGAGCCGTTATATATACTATTAACTTTACTGCTAAAACATATCTGTTTGGTCCTATGAGTAATCAAGGTGTTGTTAAAACGGTACAGGCAGATTTAGGAACAGATACAGAAAGTCCATTGGTTAGAGAAGAAAGAATTGTGGTAATACCTAAACCAGAAAATGCTGACGCAGATGATGATTTTGGATTTACAACTACAATTGATTTCTTTAATGATGGTAAGAGATATAACCCGAGTACGGATACAGATGAGTAAACTAGAAGATAGAGTCAATGATATATTAGGTGTTGATACACCTATAGCTGAACAAAAAGAATTTAAAGCACCTGTTGAAAGAAAAGAAGGTGAGTTAAAATTAGCAATTGAAAAAGATATTAATACTGATTATGATTATAGTAGAGAAAGTTATTATAATCTAATTGAAAAAGGACAAGAGGCAATACAAGGAATACTTGACATTGCAAAAGAAGGTCAACACCCTAGAGCATACGAAGTGGTTGGACAACTAATAGGTCAAGTTGCTACTTCAGTTGATAAACTACAAGACTTACAAAAAAAATTAAAAGACCTAAAAGAAGTGCCTGGTAAAACAAATGCCAATATTAAGAATGCTTTATTTGTAGGTTCTACAGCTGAACTACAAAAAATGTTAAATAAAAAAACTATTGAAACAAATAGTGAGAGGAAAAGTGAAAATGAAAAATTTGAAGGCAAAGACATCACACCAAAATAAAACTTTTAAAACTCTTATAAGTATTAATAAGGAGTTTTATGATTGAAGTTAAAAAAATTAATAGACTTACAGCAATAAATTATCTAAAAGAGTTTAGAGAAATGGATGAAGTTAGAGTCCAAAAAGAGCTTAATAGATTAGCGATGGAGTTGGTACATAGTGTTGTACTAAAAGGTGAAGATGGAAAAGTAGCCAAAGGAATGATATTTAATAAATTTAAAATAGGTGCTGATATGTGGTTAGGTGCTTTTGATGGAAATAGAATGGTTGGTATACAATGGCATTGCGTAAGTTGGCACGAAAATCAATATGATAAAAAAGAATTAAAAGATGTTTTTGTCGGCAATTTATATGCTGATAATGAAGAAGTTGCTAAAGCGTTAGATGAAAAATTTAAAGAACTTTTAGCAGGTAGATTCATAGTTAATTATTCATTTTGTTTTCCAGAAGATGATTTTGGATTAGATTTCAGAAAAAGCCAAGGATATACTATTTGGGGAAGTGCTCAGATACAAAAAACTATACACAATGAACCTGGAACTTTATATTACTTAAAAAGACTTTCTAATTTTAGTGGAGGACTGACAGACGAACAACAAAAAGAAGCAAAACGAGCTATGTTAAAAAAACAATTGGAGGAGTTGGATGCTTGAAGAACATAAATTTCCTTTAGAAAGTTTTATAGGTGGTTGGTATATTAGTCCAAATATATGTGATAGTCTTATAGATGTATTTCAAAAAAATCCTAAACATCATAATCAAGGTGTTATAGGTGCTCCATATAATGTTAACAAAGATAATAAAGATTCTATTGATCTTGGATTACATCCTGAATATACAGACCCAGCGTTTGTGGCATATAAAGAATCATTAAAAGAATGTGCTGGATTATACGAAAAAAAATATCCAGAATTAAAAGAATTTAAAGCTTGGGGAATGCGAGAAGGTGCTAACATACAATATTATAAACCTGGTGCAGGTTATTTTGCTGAGCATTGTGAAAGAACATCTAAAAATGAAAATCGTTGTCTTGTATGGATGACATACTTAACAGATACACCTGACGCAGGTACACATTTTAAATATCAAAATATAACAACACCTTGTAAAAAAGGTTTAACTTTAATCTGGCCAACAGATTTTACACATACTCATTGTGGACAAATATCTAATACACACGAGAAATATATTATAACAGGTTGGTTTGGATATGAAAAATCACTTTGGGAAGATGATCCTAGAAGTGCTAGAAATGAAACAGCTGAAGTAGGTAAACAGCATTATTAATGTCTAATGTAAATGACGCATATTTAGGTAACCCTAATTTAAAGAAAGTTAACACACCAGTTGAGTTTACTAAAGAACAAATAGTAGAATATCAAAAGTGTGCTGATGATCCAATATATTTTATGGAAACTTATATGCGAATTGTTTCCTTGGATGAAGGTCTTGTACCTTTTAAGATGTATGATTTTCAAAAGAAGATTGTCCATACAATACACGAAAACAGATTTACAATTTGCAAACTGCCTAGACAATCAGGTAAGTCAACTACAACGGTTGCTTACTTAATGCACTATGCAATGTTTAATCCAAATACAAATGTTGCTATACTTGCCAATAAATCTTCTACTGCTAGAGATATATTAGGAAGACTTCAACTTGCATATGAAAATTTACCAAAATGGATGCAACAAGGTGTTATCAATTGGAACAAAGGTAATATAGAATTAGAAAACAAATCAACCATTGTTGCAGCTGCCACATCTTCAAGTGCTATTCGGGGAGG